GAAGGGTACAACCACCAGACTATCCCTATCACGTTCTAACCTGATAAGGGAATTATAGCATAATTTGTCAATAATTGCCAGATAAACTCTGTTGACATAGGAGAACAAAAGTTCTATAATAAATGTGTTGGAGAATTAGTGTTATATGAACGGCGATGGCGCACTTGCAGAGGATATGACCCATTAAATATGATGGGTTCTATCCCCTGTACACTGTACAAAAGATTAAGATGGTAAGATCCTTTTGGGACATTCCATACATACACACTTTTTTATGAGAGTATGCAGCGTGAGTTGTGTACTCTTTTTATTATCCCCATATTTTATATTGAAATTTTAGAAAAATGAAAATGAAAAATGCTCTGTGAGCCGTTTTCGTGAAGTCCGATGTGGAATTATCAAGGTTGACTTTCTGAAAATCGCTCTGAGAGCTTTTATTTCACGGTCGAAATGACCGTAGATAAGTCGAAAAGATGACCGTGAGGATTAGAGCCGGATTTTTAGGTTGTATTCACGGCGGATTTTATCGCAGTGACAAAGGGAGTCATGAAACGTGACATCCTTAGATTCAATCTAGGCTTGCACTGGAAAATTAACCCCATATCTGAAAAAATGTGATCAGAAAAACTTTCATGGAAAATTCTTGTATTTGAGTCTTAGATTTGAATATTATTTCACTACACAATTTTGTGGAGTCAGATGTGATCATAATTCTCGTTATGCAGCGTCCCCAGATTTGGTGACGGTTGTCCATTTGGTGACAACTGATATAGTATGGCAGCGTTCCCTGATTTGGAAATGCTCTAGGGCTAAGTTAAACTTAGGGGGTATGCCGGAAAGACTTAGAAAATGGAAAAGTGAGAATTGTGATCAGTGATGTGAATGTGTATCCTGTGGGGATTTTTGTACAGTATTCTTAGGATTTTAGGGGATGGGTACTGTGTTTTGCAGTAGTACATTCTGTTCATTTCTAAAATGAGGAATTGCTTAAAATTACCACTGGGATTCTGTGTATATTCTGGCGTTGTGGAATGTCGGAACGTACAGTAAAATAAGGGTAAATTGTGTTCTGGTAAATTTTGGGAACGGGTTTGGTGTGGATTAGCTGACATAACATAGAAAAAATCGCGCGCATAAAAGATTTAGCAAGATGCTAAAAATTTTTGAGATTTCACGGAATCATGTTCTTGTGATTCTGGCGAAAAAGCAGAGTGATACCGGGATGAAAAGCGGACGTATAGCACCGATTTCTTCAGATCGTTCAGATGATAGCATGAAGGACAGGAACACGGCTGCATACTGGGACAGGAACACGGCTTTGCACAGAATGAATAATATTAATGAATATTCAATTAATATGCAAAAAAGAAAGCACCCACCTTTTACAGTGAGTGCCTTTTTATTGGCTTCTTTATTCAAAATAGTTGATTTCTGAAGTAAGTTTCTTTTTAGATTCTTCAGAACTTGATACATAAAATCTCATTGTGGTTTCTACAGATGAGTGACCAGCTATTTCCTGTAAAGACTTTATGTCCTGAAGATTATCACATTTCTTTGCAAGATTAGTTAGATATTGATGGCGTAGCATATGCGGATATACATTCAATCCTTTTTGTGATCCTAACCGATGTATTAATTTATAGATTCCATTGGCGGTCAGTGTGCCACGATTACCGATAAAAACCTTTTGGGAATCAGATACAGGTCTGTGTGCTATCCATTCACGGAGCAGAGCTTTATATTCGCCGGAGATAGGCACTTCTCTGTATTTGTCGCCTTTACCACTTCTGATAATGATATAAGTGTTTTTTGTACTGTCCAGATTGACTATATCTGATAATTCAAGGTCAATAACTTCTGATTCTCTCATTCCAGTATTTAATATGGTTTGAACAATTACACGATGTAAAAGATTAGCATTACCTTCTGTATATTTCAAAAACTGGAATAAATCTTGTTTGTTCAGAACTTCTACTTTAGGGGAAACCTTGCCTTTCTTCTTCTCAACTTTAATGAGTTCATTTCCATATACGACATGAAGGAAATTACAAAAATTCTGTATCGCTGCAAGTTTGGTATTGATAGTTGAAAGGGATGCTTTCTGCACTGTATCAATGTATGACCTGTAGGCTTTTACTTCTACAGGTGTGAGTGATCCGCTGAAGCTCTCTCCGCTGGTATCTTCTAACCATGTCAGGAACATTGAAATATTGTGCAAATAACCTTTTGCAGTGTTCTCACTTTTTCCAATTCTTTCCAGTTCGTCTGCATATGCTTTCAAGATTTCTTCTTTCTTCATAATAAAACCGCCTTTCTTTATTAGATTGTCCAGATTTCTATATTTAAAGTATAACAGAGTGAAAATAGCGTGTCAATATAATTTGTCAATATAATATGAATTATATGGACAAAATGGAATAATTCTATAAAATAACGGGGTGTAATTCCATGATATAGAGCTTGTTTTTTGTCCATATAATTATTTTACGGGATTTTATAACATGATTTCTGACACTATGACCGGCAGAGATACCAGGACAAAAAAAGAGAACCGGCTAACATGGTGTTAGTTCCAGCTCTCTGATCTGTTTTAATGATAAATGTTTTTTGTCTTTTTTGATACAACTTGCAATTCTGCATCAAGTATGTTTATTATTTTTTCAAACTCTGCCAGTGTGAAACTGTTTCGTGACAGTTTATTCCTAACTGATTGTGGTTGAATACCTAACAGTTCCGCTAATTGGTTTATATTGGTATCTGACTCTAACATAAGCTGCTTAATAACTTGTGATCCGTTCATATATAACCGCCTTTCAATATATCATTTATGAGTTGTTGATATAATATCATAGAATGAAATAATAATCAATATAGAGTTAATGTATAATCTTATATGATTATTTATTGCATTTAATAGGAAGAAAGACTGATTTTAAAATAATATTATAAAAATACTCAAAAATGAGTTGACATATACTCAAATATGAGTTATATTAAAACCACAACAAGGGACGACTACTAAACACAAGGATCTGGACAATCTTATTTAGTAGCCGTCACAACCAAACAAAAGGCGGTTGCAGTAATATTGTAACACAACTGCCGGACAAAAAGAAAGGTGGTTTATATTATTATGATGAACATTTATTTAACAAACTTAGGAAAGTACAACGAAGGTGAGCTTGTAGGCGAATGGGTACAGTTACCGATTAGTAATGAAGAGCTTCAGGAAGTATTCAAGAGAATCGGAATCAATGAAGAATATGAAGAGTATTTCATAACTGATTATGAGTGTGACTTTTACGAAATCGGTGAATATGAGAACATAGACACACTGAACGAGATAGCAGAAAAAATTGATAATCTGGATGAAGAACAAGAACAGGTTGTTAAAGTGTTAATGTCAGAATGTGGCTACGATCTGGACGGGGCTATTGAAAAAGCGGAAAGCGGTGATTATCGCACATATAGCAACTGTGAAAATATGACAGATGTAGCCTATCAGGTTGTTGATGAGTTTGATTATCTTAGAAACGTACCTAAAACCGTAGCAAGATACTTTGACTATGAAGCATTTGGACGGGATTTAGGTATAGAGGGCAGTTTTCATTTTCTGGATAACGGCGACTGCATCGAGATTATTGGTTGATGGGGGAAACTACTATGGAAAAGATTTATGGTACAAGAGCCTATTGGAAAGCAGTATTCAGAAGAGAAAGACACCAGAAAATCAAAACAGTATTGATGTACATTGTAGCATTTTTCCTGTTTACTATGCCGATTTGGATGTTTTTAGACTGGTTAATGAGAGGATATTGATAAGAAAGGGTAAGGGTGAAAAAATTATGAAATCACAGGTATTAAACATCACAGGCGGTTTTTATACGGCGGTTGTTGTTAAGTTTGAATTATTTGAGTCAAGTATTATTGATGAAAGATATTTCGCTACAAGAGAAGAAGCTGAAGCATTTCAGAGAGTAATTATTGAGAAACGTTTCAACGATTTCGAAAATATAGCGTGTGTAGTATCACGGATAGGGTGAAGGGGGGTGTGATAATGTACTTCTTAGGTCAAGTCGCTTGTTATGTCTTTATCGGTGTTGTAATAGCTGCACTGTTAGATTTATAAGCGTTATAATATAGAACATAGTAAAAAGGTCATAGGCGTTGAGTCTATGGCTTTTTTATTGTGTTTTATGACGGAAGTAAACTAAATATTACTTCCATATCTGACACCAGAACCGGCAGAGGATACCGCTATAAAAACAGATCACAAGGCAGATTATACCGACAGAACCTAACCCTACATGGGGGACAGATGCAGCCGGTCACAGTAATATATTGAACACTATTTACAATACACTTATACACCTGTATATGACCTTTAGAGCCGTTTATACTGCCCTTGTGTGGTTATTCCTTATATTACGGTATATAAGGGCATATAAAACCCATATAGAGCCGGTATAACCTGTA